GTGCATACCTAAATCAATAACATAACGTAACCGACCTTCATGCTCACCCACTGGTAGGTTAGGGATAGGGTCACTACGTTCACCTGATTGTGCTTCACCGCGTCTTTGTATAGCCATCTTATTTTACCACCTTAATTGTATATCCAAGTTGTTGTTCAATCTCGCTTACTGTCATTTCTTTTGTTTTGAGTTTGATTCGGTAATCCGTCTTAGTCCAGTTCCAATGTGGCTGTGGTGTGTTAAACCACTGTATATTACTGATATGGTAGTATTCAACTACCTCCCCATCAACATAAGCCTTCATCACCTTAATCTTTTCTTCTGTGCTTTTCATCTTAGAACACCACCTTAATTGTATATCCAAGAACTTCTTCAATTTCACTTACTGTCATTTCTTTAGGGGCTTCCCTAACCCTGTAATCAAACGTTGTCCAATTCCAACTGTTTAAGTTTGGTTTCTGTTCAACTACTGTCCAGTCCTCGTAAGAGTAGGTTGTCCACTCAATCTCCTCCCCATCAAATGCTGCTTGCATTACCTCAATTTTCTCAAATAAAGTCTTACTCATTTGTATTTCTCCGTTTGTTTTTCAATTTTACAAGATACACTATACAGTATTATTTAGTGCTTGTCAACATATTATTTAATGTATTTTGTCATACGACTCCCCAAAATCTACATCAACATCTAAGTCTCTGTTTAACTTGAGGTTCTTATTAACCCTACCTACACACCCCTTAAGGAACTTAGTAACTGCAACCCTGTGTGTTGGTGGGCTTCTGAATATAATCTCATCATGAAACTGTCCGACAATCTTAACGTCTTTCTTTAATACTTCTTTCACCCACATATCAAAGCAATATGTACCTGTACTCTGGTTAAGTGTACTGAAGATATCTTTCTTGTTCCTCAACACATGCCATATCTTACTGACTGGGTTAAGTAACCACAAGATACCGTTCACTGTCTTTGTAGTCTGGTTATCTGCTATAGCTTTCAGGCTCCAGTTCCTATCCCAGTAGGCTGCGTGTAGTGCCTTACCCTCTGCCAGTGTACAGCCTGCACCATCTGCTATGGTCTGTGGCCCTGCTCCATACGTACTAGCATAGTTTGTAGTCTTACCCTTGTGTCTCTCTGCTGCTAGGTATGCTTTACTATCTTTGCTAAAGTCTCCTCTCTTATAAGCGTCAGACTGTAGTTGGGTTAAGAACCCAGCTTCTACAGCAATATCAAGGTGTGGGTCAAAGCCATCCTTATTCATCTCAGTTACATAGTCAGGGTCAATCGGCATCATGTAATGCTGCTTTGTCCTGTCCTCTAAGCTGCTCATATCACTGCCACATAACTCATAGCCATCACTGCCTGTTAATAAAGCTCTAATCTCCTCTCCATATGGCATACGTGCTGACGGAATATTGACACACACTGCGTGCTTAAACCTCATAGTGTTAGTCAAGCCCTGTACAGCGGCAATGACATAACCATCATCACTACAAGCGGTCAACAAACCGGACACTAAACCCTTTCTGTGTCCCACAACTCCTAAGTTTTCAAGGTGTTGTAACTGTGGGTAATCGGCCAACATCTTCTTGATGCTAGGGCATAAGTCATCACCCTTCTTAACTTGCGGTATAGCTCTCTTCTTGCCGTACCCGTTTTCATCTACTCCATCAGCCACATACTTAAATGTCGTTGGACTCCATCCCAAACTAAATAACCAATCCTTAATCTGCTGTGGACTAGAGGCTTTAGGTTCAACAAAATGGCTAGGTATCTTATGCTCCTCGTCGTTATGAAAACATATATCATTACCCTCGCACACATCTTGCCACTTCTGGCCCACTATAGATAGTCTACCATCTTTCTTAAAGGGCTTGGTAGGCCGCTTAACCTTCTTATACTTCTGTACCTTGGGCATCACACCTTGAAGAGAACTCAAGGCTGCCTGATGCTTATCAGATAGCTCGTACATCAGTTCAATAGCTGCTTGTGAATCTAACTTCCACTTGTTCTGCTCTTGTACCATAGCACTATTCATCTTAAGGCTAAGGTACTCTATTAAGTGCCAGTAATTATCAGCGCCATACAACTCCTCAAGGTATGCTTTCTGTTTCTCCCAAAGCATAGTGTTGATACGTACATCTTCTTTGCACCTGTGTAAGTATTCTTCTGGGCTTAGGTTATCCCAATCGTCAATAACTGGTTTAGGTATTCCAAACTCAACTCCCCAGTCTGCCAGACCATGCCTGTTACGTTCAGGATATAAGTACCAGCTTAACGCTAGTGTGTCCACTAACTTAGCTTTAATCTTAAGGTCACATAACTTTTCTATAACCACTGAATCATAACGAATAAAATTATGACCTATTAAGTAATCATCTGGGTTAAGTGCGGCAAAAAAGTTAGGTCCAACTTCGTTACCGTTAACCACCATGCAGTGAATCTTATCAGGGTTGAGGCCATTACACTCTATATCTGCTACGTACTCATTCATATTATAACCCGCCCTTTATAGTAACCACTCTTTAAACTTACCAGCGAAGAACATCTGTCCCTTGCCTGTCAGTAGTGGTGTGAAAATCTGGAATGTTTTTATATCGGATACTACCATCCCTTCCTTAACTTCAAATAAACCTTGGTCAATCTTACTTTGATAAGGCATGTTGTCCTTACCAAGGTAGCCTCTACTTCTTAATAAGCTGAAGGCTTTGTTCCTACCAATGTTAATCCCTTCGTTATCCTTGATAGCTTTAATCCAATCACCAATCTTACATGTCCCTACACTCTGTGAGATAGCCTTACCGAAGTCTGTTGCTGGCTTGTCTTCATCTATCTGCTGCTCAAGCTCCACAATCTTCTTCTTCTGCCCCTCAAGTACTAACACTGTCATATCTTCAAGTGATAGTGGCAGGTTAGACTCTAGTTCTTGCCACCGTTTGATGATGGCACTTCTCATTTTGATATTATACCCTGATACCAGAGTGATTGTCAACTCCTCATTTAGGTTATATATATTTCTAGTATTGTTGTTGCCGTAGTTCTGCGTTCCCGAAAAGTCAGGAGCGTAAACATTTAACTCTGCAAACATCTTATTTATGTCTACAATTACATTATCATGTCGCTTGCCTGTTAGCTCTGCAATCTCTAAGCTGCTCATTCGTTGGTTTGTTATTAAGTTATTCATTGTAAAATTCTCTCTCTCTTATTGTTAAGTAAATAGATGCCCTCAGTTTTGGGGCCACCTCTTTCTAGTCCTAAAATCTCTTTGGTTCTAAATAAGTAATAGTCTTCTCGTCAAAGTACACATCACAACTGTAACCTTGCCCAAAGTCTCTGTCAAATAACATTCTAAACTCACTCATATTCTTTCTATTATCGGGACAATCCTCTGTTCTATCCCTGCTAATGCCATGCCCGTAGTGCGCCCACTTCTCCATAGCGCGACTACCTGTAAACTCATGGCTATAAACCTTGCCACCAGCCTCGTGTGACTTGCTACCCTTTTGTTTAGGGTTTACGTGACTGTAAAGAAATACAGAGACAGGGTACTTTAATACAAAGTCTGCCATGTCTGTCATAATCTCGTTAAGTTTATCATTAGCTTCGCTTGTCGCATGACGACTAACTAAAGCTGTAAGAGGGTCGATAATAAAAATGTTAATACCATCTAATAAGTGCATCTCCTCCATAGCAATCCGAATATCCTCCCAATCCCTGCTAGCTGAACGGTCATAGAATCTTACCACGTTATTCATTGATAGTAAGGTAGAACGTAGACTTTCTTTATCATATACAATATCAGGTCTACTATAATCAATCTTGTCATGCTTGCCCGCTAACTTCTTAGCTGTCTTAGCTGGAGCGTTTTCAAGGTCAAACATCCCCACCTTAACCTTCTCTTCATATACAAGATGTTCTACTAACTGATGTTGGTGGTCTGTCTTACCTATCTTCGGTGCAGCCCCAACTATGTGAATGTTGTGTGGCCTGATACCGAATGTAGCTCTGGTAACTGTGGGCCAAGGGAACGACATACCCATCTTAGGTTGCTCAAGTGCTTTGTCCATGAAGTCTGTTATATCTAGCACCTCACCCTGCCTTACTACACTGCTGTCCCACACTGCCTTTTGGTATAACTCCTTTCCTCTCCCTGCTAATAGCATATCGTTGGCATCTTTCAGTGGTAGCTTACAAACCTTGAAGTTATTAAAAGATTTCAGGATATCTTTTGTTGCTTTGTTGCCCGCATCATCATTATCTAATACTAAGATTACCTCTTTATACTTTTCTATGAACTCCCTGTTGTTAATGATATCCTTTAGGCCGCCTGTAGCGCCCCGTGTTAGGCTAACTACACTTGGTAGGTATGACTTATACTTAGATGGTGTATTGTCCGTTATAACTTGATACAGTGCCATTGCATCACACCTGCCCTCAGTAATAAACAACTTATTGCTACCATGCTTGCTAGCTATGCTCCTACCCCACAAGTCTAGTGCGCCCCTCCTGTCTCCAACAGCGGTAAACTTCTTGTCCTTGGTTACTCTTATCTCATACCCTGTTAGCTTGCCGCCCTTAGTGTCGGGATAATAGTGGTGGGTGACGGTCTTACCATCGGTCTCACTAAGCGCTACCTTAACACCGTATAAAGCTACTACTTCTTTACTTAATCCTCTATCCTCCAAGGCTGTGGTAGGTAGGTTACTATAGCCTTCTTCATGGAAGCGCTTAACCTTTATCATCCTGCCCTCAGTTACATACTTCTCTTGTGTCATGCCGCCTTCCTCTAAATTATAAAACGCTTCTTTACAGTTATAACAAAAACTATCGTCAGGTCTGTCATCATGCCCGAATACTTGGTTATTGTCGCCACCACACTTAGGACACTTAATCTTATACAGTGGTATTCCTGCTGATTGCTCCATTTTACTTACTCCTGTTGATAGTTGGTTTTTCAAAGGGTACTACCTAAACAATACCCTTCAAGAAGCCTCCAATTTAGATTAAAAGTTAGTATGTTCTTGAATCATTGATTTTTTTGGCTCTTCTCCGTACTCCAGTTTATAAGTTATATAAGCTATAGCAGCCTCTAATTGTTCTGGGCTTAAATTTATTAGCATATTAGCCAAGTCCATAACCTCTTGTTGTTCTACAGCAGTCATATAAATTCCTATTAAGTTAATATAAGTAAGTAATAATATTTATAAAGTTTATTAGTTGTTAGCTAGTTAGTTAGAAGATATAGGTTATAGTGTTTTTACACCCTCTACAATACGTAGTTATACTAGTACTCCCTGTTAGCCCGCATTATGGTTCAGATAATAGTTTAATTCGTTACTATCACCAGCTAAGGATTCGAGTATTTCTTCATACTCTGCGCTAAATACGCTGCTCGTTTCTTCCCAATTAGTGGATGATAATCTGTTAGTGCCACTTAACGGTTGGATTTCAATAAATAATTCGTTGTAGTCTCTCATGTTAATTTCCTTTGATGTTATAGAAGGCTTCTTGTTCTGTCAAGCCGAGGTAGTATGATAACTGTTCTTCACTCAGTGAGTCAACGATTAAATCGTAATAACTTTCTAATTGTCCTAATTCTTCGACGCGAATCTTATCAATACGTTTAATAATCTTCAATTTCTTGTTAGTGTTATTCATTTTGCACCTTCTTCGAGCTTGTTTATTGACTTCAAGCCGGTGAGCTTCTTCAATCTATAGCATAAGCGATCAAAATCATCTCTATCTTTCCTGGACCAGCGGTCTATGTACTCTATTGCCATTATTTGGCGTTTTACTCTAGCGATATCTCTATCTAGTTTCCGTGACTCTAGCTCTATACGTAATTCTTCCATAATTATTAACCCCTTTTAAAATTGTATGTCAGTTATGAGTTTATTCTTACTTTTACTATACATCATGTTGCAGCCAATGATAAAGCCTAACATCATTTCCTTACTATTAAAGTGCCGTTGCTGTGGCTGCCCGTGGTCGTGGTCGCCTAACGCTATTGAGAAGCCGCCTCTAGTGTCTTGCCGTCCAATTGATACAGTCTTGAATAGTTTAGGATCTAAGCGGCTGGCGAACGTCTCAAGCTGTTTCTGCATGTATACTTTATCAATACCCGATAATCTCATGCTGCTGATATAAAGTGTTATCATAATATTATTACTTCCTATTGTTAGTGTGTAAGGTTGTTAGCTACATTCTTTGTGATCAAATAATGAGCTGTCAAAAATACTGTAGTATACGGCTTCGCGTAAAGCTTCCAATAAACTATCGAGTGTGTCACCTTTGTAGGCCACCACTTTATCAGTGGCTATAAACTTGCTGTTCAATTCTGAGAGTGTGACACCGTACCTTTGAGCCACTATGGACTTGCCTTGGAAGGAGACATCACAAGTTATAAAGTCAGTCAGGCCCGATTGCGTGTTGATAACCTCAAATTCAAATATCGGCATCCGGTTAATATCATCTAGCTCGTTTTGTAACTCTTGTATAAAGTTAATCATAATATTATATTTCCTGTTGGTTAGTGTGTAAGGTTAGTTTATCAAAAGAGGCTGAGTAATACAACCCCTTTTATTTAAACCTACCTCTACATAAACAATTTATTATCAAAACGTACCAAGTAATTCCTAGTTCCTTGCATTGCTCTTAGGACTTCCGTATTTCCAAATACTACAGAATAACCCGATCTCAGTTTAGTTACAATGAAGTTCGCTTGTCTCAAATCTTTCAATATAGTTTGGAACTCCTTTTTTGCTATTATACGTGACGTCGTTGGCCGTCTTGTGTCTTTTAATTCGTTCATACTGTACCACTCCCCTGATCAATTAGTTTCAAGTTTAACTCATCTAGTCTCATTAATATATCATTCTTGTTAACCATTACATCCGTTGCAAATTTATCACTGTTAAGATATCGCCTTGCACTAATAAAACTCTCGTTGTATGTCTCGATAATTTTGGCTAGTTCTTTCTTCTTCATATGTATACCCTTTATATTAAATTAAATCGCTAAGTTTGATGTATCTATTATCGCTGCCCATATTAACAAAGTCAAGCACTTTTTTTAACTCTACTAAACTTATTAAGCCAGCCTTATACTGTAATACCGCTTGATTAATCATAATTACCTGCCTTTTGTACTTGGTAAACACTTAAGATTCTATGTCTTCTACCTTCTGACCAATCCATCACCTTGCCATCCCTTATTGTTAGTATGTGACCTCTGACATAAGCGATGAACGTCCCAAGATTTGGGAGCTTACTAGTAATTGTGCTCACTGTACCATTAACTCTCATGTCACATCGTGTAACAGTGTAACCTAGACTCTTAATAGCGTCGTGTATCTGCTGTTGTGAAGCCCCTTGTCTAAGTACCCTACCTTGTCTAGTCATCTCCTTAAGAGCTCTACCGTAGGCGACTCCGGTTGACACTGCTACCGCAACTACTGAGCAGTGCCCTGCGTCGTTGTAATACTGTGTACCTATTTTGTAAATCTCTATGCCTGTTTTATATTGCTTAGCCATAATAATAAACCCCGTTAGTTTAAGTTAAACACACTATATTATATAGAATGTTTAAGTTAAACTCAAACCAGCCAGAGAAGCGAACTTCATTGTGTAAACCCTTAAGAGGCACTCATTACACACAGCTACGCTAGCCGGTTTAAGTTAATCCCCTTAGTATCGTTTGAGCCAGTAACGTGGTATCAGTGGGCATCTTATCAGGCCACCTTA